GGCAGAGAGAAAAGGCCTCCGAACGTTCACGCTCAACTATCCAGGCGGCTACTACCGGATTGTTGACGGGCAGATCGTCGAATCTGGGCGATATACATGATCGAGTCGCTCCCGGTCTACGAGTCCGCCGCCGTCGCGGTATCTGCGGCTGCAGCATGGCTCGGTGCTCGGGCATGGTATCGGCGTGCCGCCCCAGTCGCGTCTGACGCTGTCGACGTCGTCGCCGAGGCTGGCGAACTCCTGACCGCGATCCGCGACATGCTTCGGGATGGCGCAACCGCCGAGGAGGTCCAGCGGACCGTTGAAGAGGCACAGGACGTGATCGCCGCACTCAGGAGGCGCGTGCCGTAGATGGTAGGCATCGAGAAATGGTATGATGGGATTCCTGACCAGGTGAGGCGGCTGGCCGGTCGGGCAAAGTCCGGGCTGACCGATCAGGAGATCGCTGATCATCTCGGGGTCACGATACGGACCATCCATAGATGGAAGAAAACGCACCCTGAATTTCGGAAAGCCCTGATCGAGACGAAAGCGATCCTGGACTCTCGGGTCGAGCTCTCCCTCTACCGGGTGGCGATCGGTTACTCCTACACCGAGGTCGAGGTTACACTCGAGGGTGGTGTGGTCACGAAGCGCGTCGAGCGGACGAAGGAAGTCCCGCCGAACGTGGCCGCGATCAGGTTCTGGCTCACCAACCGCGACCCGGAGAACTGGTGCGACAAGCAGGCTGTAGATTACAGCGGTGCCGTCGACGTCAGCATCCGCAACATGAGCGACGAGGACATCAAGCGTGCAATCTGTGACGCGGCAGCAACCCTGGGATCAACTCCTGGTTGAGTACAAGCACCGGTGGCGGCTCCATGCCAGGCCGAGCCAGCTGCCACCCCCAGGGGCATGGCGGGTGTGGCTTATCATGGCGGGCCGGGGGTTCGGCAAGACCCGGGCCGGCGCGGAGTTTATACAGGAGAGCATCCGCGCCGGCACCACGTCCCGCATTGCCCTCATCGGCGCGACGGCTGCCGACTGTCGGGACGTCATGGTCGAGGGTGAGAGCGGGATCCTCAACATTGCCCACCCGGATTATAGGCCGGACTACGAGCCGAGCAAACGCCGGCTTACGTGGCCAAATGGGCAGGTGGCCACCCTCTTCTCGGCCGAAGAACCCGACCGCCTCCGCGGACCGCAACACGATCTTTTATGGGCCGACGAACCCGCCACCTGGAAGTATCCTGAGACCTGGGACATGGCGATGCTCGGCCTCCGCCTGGGCAAGGATCCTCGAGCCGTTGCGACCACGACCCCGCGCCCGACCCCGCTGATCAAGGCCCTGATCGCCGACCCGAACACCGTCGTCACCCGGGGCACCACCTACGAGAACCGGGATAACCTCGCTCCTGCGTTCTTTGATAAAATCATCCGGAAATATGAGGGCACCCGCCTCGGTCGGCAGGAACTTATGGGCGAGATCCTCGATGACAACCCCTACGCGCTCTGGCAGAGAGGCACGATCGAGAACCTCCGTGTCACGAAAGCCCCGCCCCTGATCCGGATCGTTGTCGGGGTGGACCCAGCCGTCACCGGTAGTGAGACATCGGCCGAGACTGGGATTGTCGTCGCCGGCACCGCCGCGGACGGCACAATCTACATCCTCGGCGACTATTCCGTCCGCGGCTCCCCAATAGATTGGGCCCGGGCCGTCGAACGAGCATATCGTATCCATGCCGCCGACCGCGTCATCGGAGAAGTCAACAACGGCGGCGACCTGGTCGAAGTGAACCTCCGGACTGTCGACCCGACGATCTCGTTCCGGGCGGTCCATGCCAGTAGGGGCAAGCTCATCCGCGCCGAGCCGGTGGCAAGTCTCTACGAGCAGGGGCGGGTCCGCCACGTCGGCACCTACCCTGCGCTCGAGGATCAGATGTGTGAGTGGATGCCTGGCAATGAGTCCCCTGACCGCATGGATGCCCTGGTCTGGGCGGTCACAGATCTGACCGCGAGAGCAGGAGGCCGCCCCCTGATCGGCAGCGGCACTATGAGAAATTGGTGATACATTGTGATCGAACGATTGACACGACTCTTCGCGAAACCAACGCCCGCGCCCGAACCGCAGACCCGGATCGTCGGCGGAGGGAGCGACAGCAATTTCTACGCCCGTATTGGGTGGGACGACAAGACCGCCCGCCGGCAGAAGATCAGGCGGTGGATGACGAAATACAAACGCGGTGGCCCCTACGCCGATGCAATCGACGCCTACTGGCTGTTTGCTCTCTCCCACGGCTGGAAGCTCGCCTGTGAGGATGGCAACGAGGCCCTGAAAGCCCGGGTGCAGGCCTGGCTCGACCAACCCCACATTAGCCTCGACGACATCCTAAAGCAGGCGATCCTCAGCGCGAAACTCGCCGGGGACGCCTACCAGGAGATCATTCCCACCCGTGCTGGCGATGGAGTATGGGGTGTCGTCACCCGCGACCCCTCCTCGTTCGAGAAGATGTACGATGTCTACGGCCGCATCACGGGGTACCGGCAGTTCACCAACCCAGAAAACCCTGCTGACCCTGGCATCCTGATCGCCCCCGACCGGATCCTGAACCTCGTGGTTGATCAGGCTCCGGGTGACGTTTACGGTCTCTCTATCTGGGAACGGGCTGAGGACGATATCGAGCGCGACTGTGATATCATTGAGTCCACGACGAAAGCGATCCACCGCCACGGCACCCCGAAACAGCAGTGGGCGGTGGGAAACGACAACCGGCCCGCGACTGACGCCGACCTCCGGGCGATCGAGAAGGAGATCAAGGTCGTCGGGGCGAAGACTGACTTCGCCACGAGCCATGACGTCACGATCAACATGCTCGATACCGGCGGCGTCGCGAACGTCGACACCTACAGCAATGTGAGTCTGCAGCGGGTGGCCTGTGCGCTCGGGGTCCCGGAAGAGATGCTCGGCCTCGGTCGGGGGAGTACCGAGGCCACCGCCACTGTGCGGATGGATGTGTTCCTCGACAAAATTAGCACCATCCAGGAGATCGTCGCCCGCACCTATTCCCGGGAGCTCATCGACCGGATAACCGGAGTCCCAGGGGCGGTCTGGCTGGAGTTCAACGACGTCAACCCGGACGACGAGGCGAAGGTCGCCGACTGGATCGCAAAAGTCAGGCAATCGAACCCGCTCGACCCCGACGCGATTGTTACGGCAGCCTGGGCGCGTGAACGGCTCGGCATCCCGCCGGACGAGACAGAGGAGGCTCCCGAGGAGGCGAGTTAAATGCGATTTAGAAAGAAACCCGTCGTAATCGAAGCAGAACGCCTAACAGAACGGATCGAGATTGAGACCCTTGAAGGAGTCATGGTCGGGAATCCCGGAGACTGGCTTATCGCCGGAGTGGCAGGGGAGAAATACCCCTGCAAGGACGACATCTTCCGAGCGACCTATGAGGAGGTGAACGGCGAGGAATGAGCGATATCGACCTTCATATCTCAACACATCCCTCAAAATTCGCCGGATATCAGGCTAAGAGTGGGGCTGACGGAACGATCACACTGTTCGTATCGACGCTGTGGGAGGATGCACACGGAGAGTATGATCGGTTCGTTGACAAACTAGCATACATCTACCTACTGGAACGGGTCTGTATTGAACGGGCGTTTCAACGTATCCGAATAAAGAATCGGTGCGAGCCGGTCTGCAAACTCCTGAAAATCGCCGACCTGATGCAGTATCCAGAGGAATGGCCCGACATTAGAGCGTATTGGTTCACGAGGGCCGATGAGGCGTTCGTAGGGAGGACAAGACCGTGAACCTCTCTGCCGCCGCCCGCCGGGATCCGATGCATGCAACCCGGATCGCGAAACGCTATGAGGGGCAACTCCTCCGTCTCTTCCGCGACTATCGGCGGCTGGCGCTCGAATCTCTCGACGTCGCCCGGGAGAACGAGGCGGTCCGCGAACTTGAGCCGACGCCGATCCGGATCTCCTGGCTCGTCGACACCCTCGACGTCCTCGCCCAGGAGGCGATCCTCTCTCCTGGTGAGGTCATCGTCACTGAAGGGGTGCGGACCGGGTATCACCAGGGGGTCCTCTACGCCGAGCGGGCACTCGCCCGGATCGGGATCTCCTCGCAGCTCGGGCGGGGGCCGGCGGACCAGCAGGTGCTCGACGTTCTCCAGGCTCGGAACCTCTCAGCGCTGAAGGGCATCACGGCCGAGACGAACAAGTCAATCATCCGCAGCCTCACCGAGGGCATCAACAACGGCGAAGGGGTCGTGAAACTCCGCAAACGCCTCATGGCCGAGGTCGAAGGCATCGGGTACAACCGGGCACGGTTGATGGCGCACACCGAGACGATGTATGCCTCGAACGAGGGCGCAAAACTCCGATACTCACAGCACGGCGTAACTCAGGTCGAGTGGCTCACGGCCGGGCACGACAACACCTGCGCCGACTGTGCCGCGCTGAACGGACAGGTATTCGACATCGACAAAACCCCGCCGATTCCTTTGCACCCGAATTGCTTACTGCCCGGCACGTTTTGTGAAACGGCCGGTGATATCGTCGCGGGGCTGCGCGCCAGATACGAGGGCCCCGTCGTAGAGTTGACTATAGCCAATGGTCGTCAGATCACCGTCACCCCGAATCACATGTTCCTGACCCCCCAAGGCTTCGCCGCTGCGCAATCTCTCCGCAAGGGCGACAATGTAATCTATCGCACCGGGTTCGAGGGGGTAGTCTCGGGTAACCCAGATGATTACAAGGGACCATCCCGCATTGAGGATATATTCAGTGCGCTCACGAAATCTCGCGGCATGGCGACCATACGCGTGCCACTGGCCGCCGAAGATCTCCACGGCGATGGGAGGCTCTGTGATGGCGATATCGACGTTATACTTCCCGACTGCTTTCTGTGGGATGCAGTCAAACCCAGCATGCCGCAACATATCAGCTGCACGGGTCTCTATCCTACTGCCCGCCCGGCCTCTCTTCTCGACAGTCAAAGCCCTGTTGCACAGTTCCTCGTGGCTGCGGCTCGTGCCTCGGACGGTGGCATGAGCGGCACTCGTCAACCGAGCCCGTTCTTCCGGGGGCGTGTCCCGCATCCGGACATACATCGCCTCACTCCTCCCGCGGGGTGCGATGCCGTGCTCTCCGAGGATACGGGTGATGACGTTCCGGGAGACGCCGTGCTCTTCGGCGATGGCTTTGACAGATCCGCCTGCCTCGAACGCCGCCACGATTGCGGTGTCGTCGAGAGGTATCCGCCGGTCGCGGAAACAAACCCCTCGCTCCCGGAGTCTGCGGTAAATAGTGTTGTGTCCGACGTTCAGCAACTCCGCAATCTGCTCACCAGTCATCCCGGATTCGTAGAGGTTCTGGATGTGGTCGATGTCAAGATCCGTTATTTTAGTGGTCACGTCTATGATCTCCAAACACAGTCTACATTATACTTTGGCAACGGAGTATTAGTTAGTAACTGTAGATGCACCCTGCTCCCGGTGATAGAATGAGCGAGAAACCGAGCAAAACCCCGATGGGCCGCACGTCCCGCGTCACGCTAGAGGAGCGGCTTGATGCACAGCAGCAGCAGATCCTGGTGCTCGAAGAGCAGATCGCGAAACTTTCGATGCATATCTTCCGCCGGAGGACGCCCCCGTGACAAGCGGGAAGCGCATCACCCCGGAGATGGCGGCGTACATCCTCGCGAACCGGGGCCGCCTCTTCCCCGCCGAGATCGCTCATAACCTCCAGGTACTCTACGGCCGGCCGGTCACAAAGGACGGCGTCCGCAAGTGGCTCCAGCGGAACGCAGATAAATTCCCATATACCTCTGCCGTTGATATTTTCTCATGACGAATTACGTTGTAACCTACCACGACGCCGCTACGATCGAGGCCGAGATCGAGAAGATCGAGACCGCCACTGAGATCCGGGTGATCCCGATCTCGGGCGGGAAAGAGTTCATGCTTATCCAGAAACCTGCTCAGCCTCAGTGATTACCGCTGGCCCCCATCCTATTTTTTTAACCCTCATATCGTGCCTGTGGTCGAGGATCTCGATCGCCATGGTATGATTTATCCTCCGGCTGGGTGGCGGCGCGTGAGGCGCGTATTGGGCCTGTGGTGGATCCCTCCATTACAAATAAATTCCTATATACTCTGGAACGCACATACAAGTACATGCCCATCGCTGGAGACGGAAACGATCCTGCCCCGCGCACATTTCGGCGGGAACTTGGGCTCGAATTCTCCAAAAACAATCTAGAAGACCTACCGGACGGCGGTTTGCTGGTCCGGGGGGTCAAACTGCTCGCGGAAGGCACCTGGACCGATAGCGCGACCCGCACACCGCTCCATTATCCTGCCCGTGCGCTCGAAGCGAACGCCGGGAACTGGAAGGATCGCTCGGTCTGGAGTCGGCATGCCGGTGGGGTCCCGAGGGACATCACCGAGATGGTTGGGACCGTCGAGAGCCCTCGATACCTCGATCGAGCGGTCGTCGGAGACATCCGGTTGTATGGGGCGACGCAGCGAAGCCGCGACACGGCCGCCCTGGTGCGTGACGGCGTCGCGAACTACGTCTCCGTAGAGCACACCGGTACCGAACGATGGAACACTGAGACCCGGCAGTATGAAGCGGGTGAAATCGCCTTTTACGGAGTTGCCATCGTGAACAAGGGAGCCTGCGCTATCTGCACGCTCCGGAGAAATGAAGGCACTCCGGAGGAGGAAACTGACATGGAAATGAAAGAACTCGAAGCGGCGCTTAAAGCCGCTACAGACAAGATCGCTGCACTCGAAACGAAGGCCGCGACCGCAGAGACGAAGGTCAAGGAGTTGGAGGGCAGGATCGCCCCGGCCGATGACCCGAAAGTCAAGGAGCTGGAAAAGGCACTCGCTGACCAGAAGGCGGCTCACGAGACGAAAGTCAGGGAGCTGGAGGCCGCGATCAAGAAGATCGGGGAAGGCCCCGGAGCGCCTGCAACGCAGCCGTCGGGCGAGGCCCGTGAACTCGGCGAGGTCGAGACCCTCGTCGTGATCGACAAGGAAACCAAGACCGTCAGAGGTGTGTAACCACATGGCCGGAACTACCCCCGTCGCATTCGACCCTGCGCCCCTGCATCTCGGGCTCGTGATGACGTTCACGGCCACGACGAAAGTGCTCGCGGGGCAGATCGTCAGCCACCACGCAACCGGCGTGAGCCGGGCCGTCATCCCCGCGACCAACGCCACCGCAGGCGCTCTCGGCGTCGCCCTGCACACGGCAGAAGCTGGTGAACTCGTCTCCGTCGCCATGAACGGCAGCGTCGTCAAGATCATGCTCTCCACAGACGACGGCACCGCCGACGCCGGTGACTGGATCGGTGTCTCCACTGTAGCGGGATGCGGTGTCGTCCGCGACGCTGCAATCCACGCCCACGAAGCAACGGCCGGGCTCGGCAACGCGATCGGCATCGCGCTCGATGACATCGCCGCCGGAGCGTCGACCGTCGGCGGCACCGGATACATCCTGATCAGCATCTCGCCACCGTGGACGGCGTCCTCCTAAGGAGACTGAAGACATGGAATCATACATCCATACCCGCCGCCTGGCGGACTACCTGGAAATGGCCCATATGGGGCCGTCTGAGTTGAAGATGGCCGTCGAACGTCGTGTCCCGAGGAATCTCGCTTACATGGCCGAGGACGGCAAGATCGAGAACGCCCGTGAACTCCTCCTCTCGGAAGGACTGGCTGCGACCAACCTGATCCCGACCGAGGCCTACGCCACGGTAATTGAAGGGTCTGAGCCCGCGAAGTGTATGAGAAACGTCCTCCCGATCTTCAGGATGTCAACGGAGGTCATGACCGTACCAATTGGGGAAACCGGCAGCTATGCGAAACGGGTTGCCGAAGGCGCGGAGATCCCGATTGGCACACAGACCTACACCCCGGTCACGTTCACCGCTGCAAAGTATGGTGAGCGGCCGCTCATCACCCGGGAGATGGTCGCCGACGCGAAATTTGACGTCATCGCCCAGGAGATCCGGAAGGTTGGCTACAAGATCGAGAACTCTCTCAACCAGGTCGCGCTCTCCGCGATCCTTGAGGGGTCCGGCACTGCGGCCGATTGTGGTGCCGCCGGTACCGGGGCTGCGTTTGTTGCCGGGATCGCAAAGGCCGTCGCGGGGATGATCGGGCTCGGATACACTCCGACCGATACCGTCTACTACCCGACCGCCTACGGCGCGGTGATCGACCGAGTGAGTGGGCTGAACGGCACCTCTGCCGACTCCGTGCTCCGGACCGGTCGCCTCCCCGCGATGTTCGGCACCAACTCGTACGTCTGCGGGGTTACGGACACCTCCGCGACCTACACCTGGGGATACGGCACCGACAACTACATCGGCGCCCTGGTCGTCGACCGGAACGCCGCAGGCGGGATCGGTATCCGCGAGGATATCTCGATCGAGCAGTACAGCGACCCGATCCGTGACCTCGTCGGCATGAAGATCGTCGCGCGGTTCGACGCGCAGAAGTTCCAGGCCAACGCCACCTACCGGGTGCAGTACTGAGCACAAGGGGGGATATCACCTCGTGCTCTCCATGC